GCTTGAATGGTGTTCAGTGTTTCAAGGGCGCTGTTGAAACCGCGCAGGGCTTCGGCAGTGTTGGTGAGCAGCGTGTCGGTGTTGCGGAGCGGATTGAACAGGGCAATAAGTTGGATAGACGCGCCCTCAACGGCAGGGGTGAAGCGTTCCCCTATCTCCTGCCTGGCCAGCTTGAAGTTCTCACGCGCGCGGTCCATTTGGTGGCTTGTGGCATTGGCCATTTCATTGGCAGCTTCCTCCGATGCCCCAAAAGCTTTTTTGTTGTTATCAAGCTGGGTATTAAACCCCTCCATTTCGCCGGAGATGACAGAGAGTATAGATTGCAGGCTATCAATGCGCCCAAACAACTTGTTTAAGACTTCAACATTGCCGCCCGCCTTTTCCTGCACCTCGGCAAGGAATTTGGCGAGCCCCTTGGTTTGCAGGGCGGTGGCGGTAAACTCGATGCCGAGCTGCGCCGCCGCTTCCTGTGACTGCTGCGTGCCCTTCGCTACAGCAGCGAGAACGCCCCTGAGCCCCGTCATGGCCGCCTCGGTTTTAATGCCGGCCTTGGTCAGCACGCCAACAGCCGCACCCAGCTCGGGGAATGACACGCCCATCTGCGCGGCAATGGTGACCACCGAGCCGATGGCCCGTGCTATTTCATCAATCGTGGTCTTGCCCTGCTTCATGGTGCTGAACATGATGTCCGACACTTGGCCGGCATGTTCCGCGCCTATGCCGTAGGCATTCAGCACGGAAGTCAGGGCGTCAGCGGCCACGTTGACCTCGGTCAGGCCGCCAAGCGCCAGCCGGTTGGATACCTCCAGCAGCTCAACCTGCTCGGCGGCGGTTTCCGCACCGGCGGAAATAATCTGGTAAAGCGCCTTGGCCTGCTCCACGGGCGCGCGGCCAAACTCGCGCGACATGTCCTTGACCGACTCGGAAAGGTCGTCCACGGCAGTACGCGCTTCTTTGTCCAGCAAGGTGGACACCTCGGCCATGGCCTTCTCGAACTCAACGGCGTCCCGCACGCCCTTCTTGAGCTCATTGGTCAGCGCAGCCACGCCCACACCAATCCCAAGCCCTGCGGTCATGTTGCGGCCCGCCTGTTTGAAGCGGCGTTCCATGCCGGAAAGCTGCGCGCGCGAAAGCCTGTTAGCGCGCTTCAAATCCGACTCGAACTTAGCCATTCTGGCTTCAAGTTCGACGCTTAATGTGGCAATGGATTGAGCCATCAGTCCTTCTTGGGTTGCGCCATCGCCGCCAACTGACTGGCGATCAGGTCATCGGATTGGGGTTGTTTCGGGCGCCCAAACGGCATGAAGTCCTTCGGGCGGGTGTGCTTGTAGCGCGGTAGGTGGACGTTCGCTATCGTCGAACAGATTTGCGCTGAATTGAAGTCATTGCGCTCCCGGCCTATGGGGTCGAACTGGTGCAGCGCACCCCAATACAGCAGCTCACGGTTGCTTATAGGTGGCCTGCCGCCGAACAAGAGCCCGCCAACGGTCACCCCCAGTTCGCGCGCCAGGTTGAACAGGAACGCGAGCCGGGGGTGTTCCGTTAGTTTTTTCTTGCGTCCTCCAGGTCATCTTTCCCACCCATGCCGTTCACTTCTGAACATGCTGCATAGGCGGCTTCGACAAACGAGGATGGGAAAGAATCGCCCACTTCCTTGGCGGTTTTGAACAGCAAGGTGCCGTCCTCATCGCACAGGCACATGGCGACCAGCTCCGCGCGCGCACCCCGAACCTTCGCGTAATCCACGCTGCCGGATTCGATATTGATGCGCCTGAACTGGTAATCCTCAGCTTGGGCAGCGGTCAATTGCTTGACCCACACTTTCTGGCCCAATATGTCAGATTCGACATGCGTCAGGGCAAACTGGGAGAGCAGGTTTTCACGTGTGTTCATTGTCCTTCACCTGTTTGAAATGAACTTATTAGGCAACCGAGACGGCGCCGGTAATGCGGATGGTCATGTTGACCCGCACCACTTCGTCCGTGGAGAAGTCCAGCGGCAGCGACTGGATGCGGCCCTGGAACGTGTAGACCTTCTGCGGCGAACCCGCGTCCGTGATTTTCCAATCGCGCACGGTGTTGGCGTTGAAGTCCGTTCGCAGGCCGGCGTGCGTGGTGTCGCGCTCGTCGAACACCATGGACGCTTCCAGCGTGCCGTGGTCCAGCAGGGCCAGGTTGTATTCCTTGGCCGTGGAGTCCAGACTGGTCACGTCGATTTCGGCGCGGGTCGAGTTCGGGCCTGTGATTGAAGTCACCTGTGCAACGGACGTGTAGACAATCGGGGAGGCCGAGTTCCCTACCGCTAGCACAGTACCCTGGGTTGTAATTGATGTTGCCATCGTTAAAAACGCCTCCTATGCGTCATAAAAAAGCCCGCACAAGGCGGGCAATAAAAACCCCCTGTGAAGGGGGCCGGTGAAGTCCTAGTCCCAGAAGGACCAGTCCAACATGGTTCGGAAATGATGAGTGTCGGGGTCGCGGTCCTCGCGACGCTCCAGAATCACCCCAGCGGTCAAGGCGTCCTCTACCGCGTCAGCAAGGGCCATGGCCCCGCTGCGCGTGGTCGCCCAGCATGAAATCTGCATAATGTTGTTGCGCGCCGCCCTGCCATCCAACGCGTTGGTGTACGGCGCGGTCACCATTTGGTACATAATGACCGGGAGCGTGTCGCCTTCGGACCAGTCCGGATTGATGCGGTAGTCCAGCGGCGAGCCCGAGGCAATCAGGGATGTCACCGTGGAGTCCGCTTTCAGCAGCGTCACTAACTGGCTGGCAGCGCTCACGCCATGCGCCTCACTTTGTTTTCAGCCAGTTCGATGGCGCGCTTCAGTTTTCCCGTGAACACACTGAGCGCTTCGCCCTTCTTATTGGCCAGTGCGGGCCGAAGGAACGGGTGTGCTTCCCGCCTGATGGTTCCAAATTCCTCAAAGTGCCAATACCACGCGCCAAAGCCTGACTTGGTGCCGCCCGTGCGCACTACCACCTTCATAACTTCCTGCGGCCCGCCCCTGCGCGTCTGCGGGTTCCGCGCGCGCCGCACGATGATGGCGCGCTTCAGTGTTCCGGGACGCCGCCTGCGCCCATACGAATGCTCGCGGCCCACATGCACCAGGTTCTGCGCCTCAGTCTTAACCACCTCAGCCGATGCCTTCAGCGCCTTGGCCAGCGGCCCAGTCGCGCCCTTGCCGCTAATTTCCTTGGGTAGCGCCCTAAGCCGCCGCTCCAACTGCCCAAGCTGCTGATTGAGGGAGATTTCAACCGCCATCCTGCACCCCCTCCTTAGCCAGTACTTCATACTGGCGATTGCGCTCATCCATGTTGATGACGGCATGGAAGGCGTACACCTTGCCGCCGTTGGTTGCCCGCCAGGTGGCGTCGCAGGCCGTGATTTCAGACCCGTAGCGGAATATCAGCCGCACGTCGTACTCGGCGTCCAGCGCCTGCGCCTCGACGCGCTCGCGGCCCCTTATTGGTTCAATTGCGCCCCACACCGTGTCCACGGTGGTCCACGTGGTGGTCTTTTCGTTCGTAGCGGCGTCCCTGGCGGTAACTTTCTTTTGCAGAACCAGCCTGTGCCTTAATCGGGCTGCGCGCATTTCAATAGCTCCCAGGCTGTGCCGTCTGCGATTTCCTCAAGGGTGAACTGGCAATAGGACATGTCGTGCAGCCACGCCTCGCGGTCCCCGCGATACAGTTCCGCGTCGATTGAATCAACGCACACCGGAGCGCAGACATTGCGCGGGTCCAGGCATACCCCGGGCACGCCGCGCACCAGCGCATCGAACAGCGCGGTGCCGCTGGTGCCGATAACGGTGTGGGCCAGCATGATGTCCGCCTCCAAGCTGCGCTGCCCCGGCTTTTCTGCCGGGTGGCGCCTGACCCTCACGCGCCAGTATCGGTCGCGCGCCGCGCGCACAATCTCGCTCACGTCCTGACCGTAATCGGCCAGCACCAAGCAGGATGATTCAGCGGTTTTCCACGGCCAGCACGCAGGACGGGGGCGGGCCTCCGTGCCCCGTGCGAAAGTCCGTGTACCGTCCGGGGAAAGCCACCCCAATGAAACGGCGTCAGGATCGCCCCACCACGCCCGGTCTGCCCACAGTACGCGCGGGTGCTTGCGCCAATGCCTAAGCGCGAAGTGCGGCCCAATAACCACATGAACATCCGCCGCGCCGCGTGGGTGCGGGGATGCCCCAAAGCCGCAAGCGGTGAACGCATTGGCGTAAACCACCTGATGCGGCATAGCCGGGTTGTAGTGGACTATGCCCAGCACGTTTTGACCCAACTGTCGGCAACCTCGTGCGGGTCGGGCTTGCCGTGAAACACCACCACCCGCGCATCATCCGGCAGCCCGCCCCGGCAGTGGTACTTGTAGCTGACCACGTGCGCGGGATTGAAATAATCAACCGCCAACTGGCCCCGATCCCGCAGCAGGGTGATAAACTCCTGGTCACCCCAGTAGGTGTGGGGCGGGTTATGCACCGGGGGCCAGGCGGCAAACGTATCGAAATCGAACGCCGCCGGGACGATTGAGGCGTCCTCCCAATACATCACCGAGGACTGACACCCGCCATGCCCTGATTGCGCCCAGTTCCTAGCCGTGCGCAGGTCTTTCCGCGTGCCCAGCAAGTCGTCCAGCGGGCCGGTGACCACTACGTCAAGGTCGAGGAACAGCGCCGGGCCGGGCAGCCCGAGAATGTCAATCTTGCCCCACCAGCCCGGATGCACATCCATCATCAGGCAATGGACCCCGGGGCGGTCCCGGTCAGTAACCACCACGAATTCATGCGGGTGGCTCAGATTGCGCTGTACCGCACTGCGCAAGCGGTAGATGTAATCAGGGCTGTACTTGCCGCCTGTGCAGAGCGTGTAAACCCTCACCGCCCGCGAGTCGCGCTGTCGTGCACCCATATCTCATCGTTGTGGATGAGCTTGCGCCACAAGTACCCCTCGCGCGCCAGCAGGTCGCGGACCTCCTTTGCCGTGTCCCCCTGCGGCAGCGGTTTGGCCTCTACCATCACTACCGGGCGATATTCCCGAATGGTGTCAATGCCGCCGTACAGGGCATCCGCCTCACTGCCCTCCACATCCAGCTGGATAAGGTCGCAAATCGGCAGGCCCAGGTCGTCAATGCGCAGCGTGGGGATGGCCCCGCCCGCGACAACGAACTGCGCGCCCGCATTGGTTGACTCGTGCGCGTTGTACGCCAAATCAACGCAACCCCGAAAGCGCCCCAGCGCGGCACGGTATGCATACACGCCGGGGGCGTTGCGCACCAGGCACATGAAGTTCGTGTCGTCCGGCTCGAAGGTGTAAACCGCGTCAAAGCACTCGCCCAGCACGTAGGGCCAAACCCCGCAGGCGCCGCCCGCCTGCACGGCGACCCTGCGCTCAACGCAGTACGGCAGCGCCTCGTCTAAATCGTCAACCGTATCGAATACCTTGATGAGCTCCGTGTCGTATTCAGGCCACAGCCATTCCCGGCTGTGCCGCTTCACCGTTTTCAGCATTATTTCGGCTGATAGTATGCTCGGGCCACGTCTTTCAGCGTTGTTATGTCAACGAGGCTGTCTTTGCTGGTAAAATCCACTTCCTCGCCACCCTCGAAAACAACCTTTTCAACAGGCATCAGCTTTCCCGTGCGCGGGTGGCTGATAAGGAATTTGGCCTCGGCCGCCACTTCATCAAAAACCGCGCATAAGGTGACGTCGGCCCTAATGGGCTCGTCCACCACCATGTTGATTTGAATAGCGGATACACCATGTATTTCGTTGCTGCCGCAAAAAACCTCGGTGCCCGTTGAGAGCGGTACACCATCATCTGCCGATGGCGGCACTATCCTTATTGGAATCATTAGCTTCACCGTTTTCAGCATCGTTTCTCAGTTGTGTCCACAGTTGTGTCCACACGTCTTTTAGCGGGTGGTTGTCGTAAACCCATGGCTGCCGCTTCAGGTCTGTGAAATGCAACAGCCTCGTCCTGCCGTGAATCTGGTCCTCGCAATTCCAGGTCAGGGGGATGATGGGCAGATAGGGTGGCTGGAATTGCCACTTCTTTTTGAAATTGACTTCCTCCACGGCTGGGCGGTAGGCCGCACAGTCGATGACCATGACCTCGTTGGACCCGTCCTTCAGGCAGCACCATTTGCCCCGCCTGCGGTAGCGCCACAGGTTGGCGATGTCATCCAACACGAACATATCCACATCGAGGTAAATCGCGTACCCCTGCGCCTTGCGGTGCGGGATGGAAAATCTCAGGTTGGTGAACCCCGTACAGCCCGTCGCGGCGTATGTGCCGTCAGGGCGCATGAACGTAACGGCAACCGCCTCGGACGTATT